CAAGAGCAAATGATCCGTTCTTTTAATGAGATCCCGGGCTCCAAGCGGCTATTCAATAACGCCTGGACTGAATCAACAGTAGGTATTGCGTACAACAAGTGGATCAAAACACGTGTTCCATCGCGCTTCCTTAATGTTAAGGGCACTGCGGTTGACCGGGCGCGGGCCGTAGAAAACCTTCAGCGCTATGTGACCCTTATTGGCGATGACATTAGTGACTCAGAGTGGCTTAGTATTCTTGATCCAGACAAGGTGCGTAACTCCGGTATTTCGACTGAGTTTTTATCGGAGATTTTTGAGACAACCTCAACTGGCAAACTTGTTGTTAAAAGGATTACGGACTCTAAGGGCAAGTTAATTAAGCGTACTTATCAAACGCGAGACGACATAACTCCAGAAAAAATCAAAACCGCGTTTCTTGACTTTGCAACTCAGGCTTATTCCAGTTCTTACGGTACCCGCACAGCCGTAAAAGCAACCCAGCAACTCTATAACCAAATGATTGGGGCCGCATTGCGCACTGCGGGCTTAGATTCAAGCGTTGTTGATGACGTTTTGAGTTCTGTGGATGACAAAACAGAAGAGTTCCGTCGTTATTTTATCGACAGATCAATTGATTCTGACGATGAAACGTTCCTTGAAATGCTTGTTGACTCAGGCATAATTACCAAAAAAACCGTCAACAAACTGGTTGACGACCCAACGCAACTCAAACACCTTCGCGTGGTTGGCCCACTTGCGTTGGCTGACCTGCTGAACAGTGTTCAAATCTTGCCTGACCCTCGTGTCTTGCGCCGCCTGAATAGTCCAGTGTGGAAGCGGGAACTGCAACGCACCGTTATACGCGAAACCGGCCAGCAAAGAACAATTCCAATGGCCATCGAATACGCTCAAAACGAACTCTGGAAGCCGCTTGCTTTAGTAAGTGGTGGTTACATTATGCGTAACATCATTGATGGTCAGTTCCGCATGGCCCTTACTGGCGATGTTAGTGGTTTATTCAATCATCCATTGAGGTACATCCTCACCACCGTCGGATGGAGAAATAAGGGCAACATCCTTGGTCAGTCGTTTAAGGGCGTTAAAGCAATTGATGATGCCACCGAAGCCGAACTTCGTTCGTCTCTTGACTTTCTACAACAAACAATTAGCTCCTCAACAAACCGTAGAATGGTGGACCCAACAGAGGGCATGGCATCGATGATGCGCCAAGGCGACGTTCGCGTTGTAGAGCGTCAACTTGATCGCAATCTGCACACTCAAGCAATTGTTGATGAAATGGCCATGATGCGAGAAGACCCGATTGCCAAGATGATTCTTGAAGGTCGTACCACAAATCAAATCTTAGATGTGCTAGAAGCCACGCCACGTGGTCAGCAGATCATTAGAGACCTAGTTAATGCCCACCCAGAAGGCTTGAAAGTGGCACGTGAAAATGGCATACGAGACTTTGTGCCGTTTCCAAAGAACTGGAACGAAAATGAGGACATGCGCCGCAAGTACCTGCAAGCCGTCATTGACGGAAACTACAGAACCGACCGTGTTGGTTGGTTGCTTGCGCCAGGCAATGAAGACCTAAAGTTTGCGGTCATGACTAACCGCGTTCCGGTTGGTGACATGTTTCAAATGCAAGTTGACGACGTGCAGATGGGAATACTAAATGGCTCCTACGACATCATTGATGGCCCCGGCTCGTGGGGCAGAACTGACAAAATAGGGCCTGGCTCCATTATCCGCGGCATGGAAGAGGAGCTCGACGACGCCGGTATGGCCATCAAACCAAAGACTTTTATGGTTGTGGACTCCCGCACCGTCAAGGGTCAGACAGTTCTTGATGTTAGACAGATCAGGCAAACGTCTGAAATTTCCGACGACATGTTTGAAGCCTTTGCTCCACGTGTTGGTCCAGAAGCAAACTTTGCAATGACCGATCTTGTCAATATGGCTGGAGACGCGAACACGCTTCCGCAACGTGCGCGGTGGTTTGACCGTGAATCCATGGATCGAGTTGGTAGTAAGCTGGACGCCAAGGGACAGGAAGCCAATGTTATTTCAACAATGTTGGAGCGCAAGCGGGCAGCAGTTGACTGGTGGTTCTCTCAGGTCGTAGACAAAAAGTTTATGAAGACCTTTGAAAAGAGTCCTTTCTGGCGTCAATACTATTACCGGCACATTGTCCAAAACATTGATACACTTTCTGCCAAGGAAGCGACGCGACTAAGGGAGACAATTGTGAAGGCAGCAGCCGAAGAAGGGGTATCACCAGGCCGTTACGTTGGATCAAACAACCTATGGCGATCAATGCAGCGGAGAATTGACCAAGCCGAAGGAGTGATTGATTCAAGTGTGGACGTTGTCAGAGCGGAACTTGATGACTTCAATACTGAACTGACTGGGCTTAGCGCAAAAATTAATGAAGTTGAGCAAGAACTCAAGGACGCCGCTGCGCGTCGTCGAGCTAATGCACAAGCGGCACGAAACGGAGACATGACGGGTGCGGCTCCGGGCGTATTGTCGGTCAAGATCAGACCGTCAACGCTGTTGGAAAGTGGCAGGCCAGTGCGAAACTTTGCTGGAGATGAGCCGCTTGGCCATGTTCTTAACTACCTCAAGGGTCGCATCACAATCGAAGAACTACGCACAATCCCGGTTCCTGGCCGTGGGATGCTTTTTGCAAACATGACACACGGGGACACGCTGTTTGTTGCTAGCTTCTTCCAGGACACGTTACGTAAATCAAACGATGTTCGTAAGAAACTCGCAGAACTACCTGCCGTCAAAGACTTTATTGGTCGTTACGTACAAGGCCCTGGACAGAAGCAGTTTCTTGACCTAACCGCAACAATGCGCCTCTCTAATGGTAAGCGTATCCGGGACCTTATGGGCCCCGAATACATGCGCCACATCACCAACTGGCTTTCTGGAAGCATCACACTTGACGAACTGGAAAACATTCCGGTTGGCGGTTTATTCCCATTTGCAGACATCACCAAAGACGATGCACTTAAAGTGGCCGCATTCATCCGTGGCTTTGATGATCCAGCTGCAATTGAAGCAATGAAGAAGTTCTTCCCTCGTCGCGTTATTACGTTTGATGAACTTCGCAGCATTCCAATTCCTGGTCGTGGCATGATCTTCAACGACATCACCCTTGATGAGTTTGACACCCTGTACAACTACGGTCGCAAGTTGCAAGACACCGCTGTTGAGGGTGCTGAGGCAGCTGTTCGCGCAGAGCCATCAGTCAGCAGGATTGCGGACTCAGTGGTCGATGATGTCGTAGAGGACTTCCCTGAAGCAACAGGCGACACATTGACCAGCCGGATTGATAGATCGACCGGTGAACGGATTGCGGTCAAAGACATAGCGCCCACACAATTGTATGACTTTGCTATTGAACACGAACACCGTATTGGTTACCGCGTACTCACGGAAAATATCCCAAGCGATTCAACAAGCCGAACGGACATTATTAATGTTCTAACTTACAGAACAAAAGAAGCACGGCGGACTTTGGGCAGGCTCCGCGGTAAAAGCAAAAAAATTAGAGTAGGGCGAGTAGATAATTCAATTATTATTTGGGTCAAAAGAGACGCCTACAACAGGTCCCTTAAAGAGGGTAAGTCCGTTACAGGATTTTTGCAGAACCCATCTCCGAACACCAAAGATCTTGCTTCACTTTCTCCAGACAGTGAAGATTTTATTTCACTTCAGTTGCGAGTTGATGACGTCCTTGATTATGTTCCAGCAACTGCAGCTCGAAAAAAGAAAGCAGGCCCGCGACTTCAAATAGGCGAAGTTGTTGCGGAGGCAAGTGTTCTATACCCAAACACTGAAAAATTTAGTGGCTATATGGCTTCCGGCAGCAGGAAGTCGGGGACCCTGACAGAATTTTATAACGACCTAATTGACAACCCACAATCTCGTGCAAAGTACGCAAACAAAAAAGTAACCAACGCCAAGTCTGTTGTGAAACAGGCTGATGACTATGCAGAGCGACGTCGTGCAAAGATTGACTCTGCATCTAACGATGTTGGTCGAGTGCCAGTACCGGAATATGATGAAAACAAAATTGTGGGAGCACTTCAATATGAAGGTCAGAGCATCAATGTGCCCCTTGATGGGATCAGGGGGCCAAGCGTCTTCAACCAGTTAACGGCCCTGCTTGCAGGAGACATCGACGAAATGCGTGTAGAAGTTTATTTAGGAATGTTTATCCCAAACACACCAGCCAAGGCGGTTCCATTAGAAGCAAGGACTGTTGTTATCTCAGCAGAAGACGCCATAGATCTTCTCGCCCAAGATATGGCAATAGCAAGCGCCCTTAAGAAAGACCTCAAAATAGATGTGCTCAGGGCCAGAACAGACCCTGAATACCGAGCTGGTTTGTTGGATCGTTTAAACGGGGACGCTAAAGATTTGCCCAGAGCAACCTCCGACGTTCCATCGGTCTACGATGAGGATGCAGCCAATTACGTAAAGAGCTTCTTGAACTCGCCAGCCCCACGTGACCTTGTTGAACAAGAGCTGTACGACCTGCGACAAGACCTCTACAAGAAACGCGCAATGATGAAAGGTTTGGTAGCCGATACCCAGGATCGTATTGGTCAGGCAGAACGTTTTGTTACCACCCCTACGGGAACGCTGGAAGACCTTGACATGTTTGCTGGCAACATGGCTAGTCGTGAGATCAAAGAGCGTTTCTTTGACTCTGCGGAAAAGAACAACCTGATGGATGCTACGCGAGTCATAGCACCGTTTGGTGCAGCCTGGGCTTCTATTATTGGTGACTACGCAGGACTCCTTATCGAAGACCCAACCCGAGTACGCCGTGCACAACGCGCCTACGTTGGTATGTCCGATGCTGACCCAGCAGAAACCGGCCAGGGCTTCTTCCATAAAGACCCAATCACCGGCGTTAACATGTTCGTGTTCCCACTTTCCGGTAGTCTTGCGGAATTAGTAACAGGCGTCAACGCCCCACTTGCAGCCCCCGTGCAAAGACTGTCTGTTGGTTACACATTTATTCCTAGCTTGGGGCCAGCTGGCCAAATTGCTGCTGACGCTTTATTCCGTGCCGCGGGTGACCCACCCTCGTTGGATTCATTGTCAGAAATCATTTTGCCTTATGGCCGCAACAAGAGTGTTGCTTCCAACCTTATGCCTGGCTGGCTTGATAAGGGCTTGCAGGCAATCAGGGGCAACAAGAGCCAACTGAACACAGTGTTTGCCAATACTTACATTGAGACGGTTCGAGCTCTGTCAGCCACCGGCGAATACGACATGCGCACACCTGACGGCGTTGACAGATTGCTTAAAGACGCCAAGGGCAAAGCCCAAGTTCTGACGGCTTTCCGTGCGCTATCCCAGTTCCTTGGACCTACGGCTGGTAGCCCAGCATTCAGAGTTGACACTTTGGCTGGTGAGGACATCTATGTCGGTCAGCTCATCAAGGAGTTCTACGACCTTCAGGCAAACAACTACGACACTGCTGTCCAGCGATTCCTTGAAATCCACGGACCAGATGCGATGCTTTACCTGTCAGGCAAGAGCCGATCAACCCAGTCAGGACTTGAAGCAACCGAGCAGTTTGGTGACTGGGAGCAGTCCAGTGGCGAGTTCTTGTCCAAGTACAGCGAAGTTGGTGCCTACTTTGCGCCAGGTGGCGATGACTTCTCGTTCTCAGTTTGGGAGCGTCAAATCAGGTCTGGTAAGCGCGAACGTCTTACCGACAGAGAGATTATTGCTGAAGCACAGAACCGCTTGGGTTCTGCTCGTTACCGTGATGCCCGCCTAAAGGTTGGCGCATACCCAAGTGCAGAGCAAAAAGAGTGGCTGCGTGAATACCGTGACCGTTTGGCCGTCAACTACCCAGGCTTCCCTAGAGTTGCGCAGTTTGAGGTTGGCAGGCTTGAGGGCCAGATTGACCAACTCCGTCTAGCGGTTAATGACAGACAAGTCCAGGACTCGCCAATAGCGGAAGCCATTACAAAGTACTTGTCGTACCGCGATCAAGCTTTGGGCCAATTGGCCAAGTATGGCTTGGTAAGCTTGCAATCAAAAACAGCAGAGCCATTAAGGGATTGGTTGGCAGGCATGGCTTATCAGCTAGTTCTTGCCACACCCGAATTTGGCCGGTTGTATGATCGTGTTTTATCACCGGAAGTTGAGGATTAATGGGTGTTCAAGATTATGTTGATGATGCTTTAAACAGGTTTACTGGTGCAACCGACCCTTTTGCTGAGGGCATAAAAGAACTGGAGGCAAGAAAGAAATCAGGAAGCAGTGCCACACAGGACACTTCCTCTGCTGGTGATATTTCCGCTACTGGCCAAGCCACCACTGCTGGCCAAGCCGCTGCCGCAGCAGCAGCAGAAGCCTCTATGCCGGACCTTCAGGGTTCAACCAACAGTTACTATGCCTTTGCCGAGGGTCACGTTATGCCCGAACGAAAGGTTAGCGTCAGAACCAGCGCAATGAATGATGCGACGGACACGCAGATGGACGAAACTTATTTTAGGATTTATCCCAATACGACCCGTGTTGGCGGCGTCCCCAAGCGCTATCTTGAATTAGAAGACGTTGGCTATGTGGGTCAAAACTTGGTCGACAAAGATGGCAACATTGCCAGAAAACCATACGACCCCGAAAAAGAAGCCTTTGGAATTATTGCTTCGTTTGCTGATCCGGTAAGCCGCAGGGCTTTTTTGCAGGGTTTGGCAAACAAAAGGTTTTATGGAGAAAATGGTAAGCCCAGTGCGTCAATGTTTGACACCGAAGACTTAAGTGCTGTTGCTCTTCTACTTAGAAGCGCCAATGTTGCAGGCCGAACCTGGGATGTGGCCTACTACGGAATCATGCTGGACTCCAACTACGAGTCACAAGGTAGTTCGAGCTACGGACGCAGCGTTCAGTACACGCCAACCGAAGATGTTAAGGCTGTATTTAGAGACGCGGCTCAAAAAATGCTTGGCCGCAGACTAGACGACGAAAGTTTGACCAGGTTTGCAGACGCGTACCGCCAAATGGAACGCGGGGCTACTGGCAGCGAAGCGGCTACATCTGTTAGCACCGCAGCAGAGCAACGCGTCATGCAAGAGTACGGTCCTGAAAGGGCAGCCGTCGGCTACACAAACCTTGCTCGCATAATGGACGCAATGATCCGTGGGGGTGCATAATGGAAGACTGGGAACGGTTAGTACTAGAACAATTTCCTGACTCAGCCTGGCTGTTGACTGACATTGATCGTGGCAAGTATGCCGACACTTTCAACATACTCAAGCAGGCAGTAAACGAAGAGTGGTATGCCTCGGACACCGGCTTGGCTCGTTTTCAGGCGGCAATGTCTGGCACATCTTTTTTCAAGGAAATCAAGACCAAAAGGATTGACCAACAGATCATCGATACGGTTGGAACCATTAATTTTTCTGGCTCAAACTACGGCAAGCTAGTAGCTAGGATTCTTAACTACGGCTTGACCGGGGATGACCTCAAACGCGAAACCTACCGCGAAGCGTTCCGCAAAGACGATAACGGCAACTACGCCAATGCGTCAGCTGTAGAAAACGTCCGCAAATCCAAACTGTACAACGCTTACATAAACTACGGCAAGTCTTATTTTGTCAACATAAACGACAATCTTATTGAGCGTTCACTCATGGGCAGGGTCAGTACGGAGGATGTAGAAACTCGGGTTCAAGAGATAGCTAAAGCAAGGTATCAACACCTTCAGCCAATGCTTGACAAAGGTTTGTCCATGAACGACATCACACAGAACTACCGCGACTACGCGGCTCAGCTTCTGGAGGTTGATCCCAACACCATCGACATGAGCCAAGCCAAATACGAACGGGCGTACATGTTTGACGAAAACGGCACCAAGCGAATGATGACCAACGGCGAGTGGGCTCAAACACTCAGGACCGACAAGCGTTATGGCTGGACTCAAACAGAAAACGCCAAGTCTGAAGCCCGCCAATTAGGTAATACTTTGGCCAAGGCTTTTGGTAGGTTGATGTAATGCCACTGCTTCCCGATCCAAACGCCCCCGACGCAGATGAAATCCTTCGTTCTTACTTGGCCTACTATGGCCTTGGGGACAATGATTTGATTGCTGCCGTTACTAAAGTTTGGCATGGTGGTCAGATTACCGGTGAGTCTACAATTGATGACATCGGGTTTGCCATTCGTGATACAGATGCTTACAAGCGTCGCTTTGCTGGCAACATTGCTTTGCAGGCAAAAGGTCAGCCAGTGTATTCAATTCCTGAGTACATCGCCCTTGAGCGGGCCTATTCACAGGCCATGCAAGGGTCTGGTTTGCCAGCCGGTTTTTATGACAGCCCAGACGATTTTTCTGGATTCATCTCAAACAACATCTCCTCTGCGGAAATCCTTGATCGCGTCCGTTCTGGCTTTCAAGCCGTCAAGCAGGCAGACCCGGCTGTCGTAAATCAGATGAGGCAGCTGTACGGTGTTTCTGAAGGTGACCTTGCTGCATACTTCTTAGACCCAGACAAGGCAACACCTGTGCTTATGCGTCGCGCTCAGGCAGCCCAGATTGCTGGCGAAGCAGAACGCCAAGCCGGAATGCAATTGACAACCGGAACCGCGGAATTGCTGGCTGCACAAGAAATCTCATCAGCAGATGCACGACGGGGCTTTGCCAACATTGCCGAGGCGCAGCAGCTGTTTGGTGCATTGTCCTCGCAAGAGGAAGCAATCTCTCAGGAAGAACAGATTGGTGCAGTGTTTGGCACCAACCCAGCAGCAGCCCAGCGAGTTCGTCAACGTGCAGCGCAACGCACCGCCGAGTTCCAGGGTGGTGGAGGCTTTGCGGCGCAAGGTTCGGAAGTCACTGGCCTCTCAAACGCTTGACAGAATAACTATTTATCAACAAGAATAAACCCGATTCCGTAATGGAAGGAACTCTTGTCGAATCCCCCGCAGACAAGATGTAGAAGGGGTGTACATATCAAACCAAATGCAGCCGACCGGAACCTCCGTCTGGATCGTGGGCAAAGGAGTGTGAAGCCATATGAGCGAGTCTGAAGACTACTTCGAAGAAGAGCATTCGATTGAGGGTAAGAACCCTTTGAGAAAGCACGTCAAGCAGTTGGAACAGGAAGTTGCAGAGCTCCGCAGGGAGCGAGCAGAAGCCGCAGCAGCCAAGAAAGAGTTGGCCTTTGCTAAGTCGGGAATCCCTCTGGATGCCCCAATGGCAAAGTACTTCATCAAAGGCTACGAAGGCGAACTTGAACCAGATGCAATTCGTCAGGCAGCGCTTGAAGCAGGTTTGATGCAGGCACCCCCGGATGGGTCGGCGCAGGAAGCAGCAGCTTGGAAGCGAACCCAACAGGTCGCAGCCGGTAGCAATGTTTCCGAGCCCCCAGTGGACTACGTAACCCGTATCAATAATGCCAAGAGCCAGGCCGAAGTCGAGCAGATTCTCTTAGAGGCAGCACAAGCAGCAGAAATCTAAACCTCTAAAAGAAAGCAGGAAAACCCATGGCCGGAGAAACCACAACCTCCTCCCTTTCCGTAGACCAGACAGCGTTTGATCGTATTGCTTATTTCGCATTGCGTTCCGAACTCCTGTTCGATCAGGCTGCGGATGTCCAACCAACCGCTCAGTCAATGCCCGGTTCAGCTGTTACGTTCACGATCTTCTCGGATCTCTCAGCAGCAACCAGCACCCTGAACGAAGTAACCGACGTTACCCCTGTTGCTTTAAGCGACAGCCAGGTGACCGTGACCCTTGCCGAATACGGTAACGCAGTCGTGACCACCGCCAAGTTGCGTGGCACCTCGTTCCTTAACGTCGACACGGCAGCGGCCAACATCGTTGGTTACAACGCAGGTGACTCAATCGACCAGGTCGTCCGTGAAGTTCTTGCCGCTGGCACGAACGTCGTGTACGCAACTGGTGGTGCGACAACCCCGTCAGCACGTACATCCATCCAACCAGAAGACACCCTTGCAGGCGACGACATCCGTAAGGTTGTTGCTCAACTCCGTGGCGCGAACGTTGCAACCTTCAATGGTTCATACCTCGGCTACATGCACCCGGACGTTTCTTACGACTTCCGTGGCGCGAACGGTGCTGCAAACTTCCGTGACCCACACACCTACGTAGATACCGCAAACATCTACAACGGTGAAATTGGTCAGTGGGAGTCGGTGCGCTTCATCGAGACCCCCCGTGCAAAGGTGTTCACCAACGCTTCTGATGGTTCCGGTTCGACCGGCACAGTCGACGCGTACTGCACCCACGTCATGGGTCGTCAGGCTCTCGCTAAGGCGTACAGCTTCACCGATGGCAATGGTGCAACACCAAAGATTGTCCGCGGCAACGTAACCGACATCCTCATGCGCCTTCAGCCGCTCGGCTGGTACTGGCTCGGTGGATACGGTCGCTTCCGTGAGGCAAGCCTCCGCCGCATCGAATCAGCTTCGAGCATCGGCACCAACTCGTAATTAACGAGTAGCTAGCTAGGCCCCTCCGCCTGAACAGCGGGGGGGCTTTTGCTATTCTTGGGCTATGCCGTTCTTTTCGCCACCTACAGACGACTTTGTTACTTACGGGTCAGAAGATGATTACCAGGCAGAGATTTTGTTTTCCAAAATTCGCCCAGGTGCGCGTGGCCGGAATGTTTACAAATTGTCAACCGGTCAGTACACAGAGAATCAGCCCCCATTTCTGTCTGATGTTGCTATCACCTATTACGGTGGACACGTCACAGAGATAACGGCTGCCGAAGCCGCAGACCTGACCGAAGCTGGATATGGGGACTACATAACATGATCCTTCATCAGAAGACGCACCCAAACCTTGATGTTGAGGGGTGCTTTGGTTGTCGCATAGCTCACGTCAAAACAGGCCCAAACACCACCACGTCTGGCGGTAAACGGGCCGCACAAATAAATGCAACAGAAGCCCGCTGGCAAAAAGACATGCCTGCTTACAAGCGCCTTCGCAAAGATGGTTTGCAGCCAAAGAAAATTGATGGGTGCGCAAACATAGAAAAGAAAGCCAAGGAGTCATGGCAAGTGGAAACCGGCCTAGTCTAAAGACAGTCTGCATACATGGTCCTAACCAAAACCATTTTGGTTATGGGAACATGAATCTTTCTTTGCAGAAACACCTTCCAGCAAACGTAACGTTAGACCCTTACTCAACTGTTGCTGTTTTTTGTTTGCAGCCCAAGATGATCAAAGGGTGGTACCAAGAACAGAAACGTGTTCTGTTTACGATGTGGGAAACCAGCGAGTTGCCTGCTGATATGTATGAGCACTTCCCTCAGTTTGACAAGATCCTTGTGCCGTGCGCCCACAACAAAGACCTGTTTAGCCAACACCATGACAACGTATCCGTGTGTCAGTTGGGAATAGATACATCGTTTTGGAGGCCGTGTGAAGTACCTAAAAATGACAGGTTTCGTTTTGTGGCTGGTGGTTCTTCTTGGCAGCGCAAGGGCCTTGATTTGGTTGTTGCAGCTTTTCAAAGGCTGAACTTAAAAGATGCCGAGTTGGTAGTCAAGATAACTCCAGAGATTAGGGGCGAGCCGCCAGAAATCTCTAGCCCAAACATCAGACTTGTCGAGAGCTGGTTGTCGCTACAGCAAGAGTATGACCTTTACGCTACGGCTGACTGTTTTGTGGCAGCGTCCCGCGGCGAGGGCTTTGGTCTAATGCCATTACAAACCATTGCCATGGGCATACCAACGATTATGACAGACATGACAGGTCACAAAGAGTTTGCCCACCTGGCCAGCACCCTTGTTGACGCGCCACCTAAACCGGCTGTCCATGGTCGGGTTTGGAATGTTGGTAATTGGTACGAAGCCGACATTGACGACCTAGCTCAGGCGATGCTGGATCAATACAACAACAGGGAGCAGAAACGCAAAACGGCCATTGCCAGGGCCCCGGAAGTTTCTGCATTTACCTGGAATAAATCAGCTCAAAAAATGGTTAGACTTACTGGGGTTGGGGGCACACTAACCGAACGGGTTTGGGTACCTGCTGATCAGGCTGAGGTTCAGATAACGCCGATACGCAAGGTGGAGGCCGACATAGGCCGACACCGTGTGCGCATAGCCAAGGGTGAGACGGTAATGGTTCCCATCGTGGTTCGTGATACCCTTCGAGATGCGGGTTATCTAGGGGTTTGAAATGGCTTACACAAAACCAGGTCTCAGAGAGACGATAAAGAATCGAATAATGCAAAGCTCTAAGGGTGGCAAACCCGGGCAGTGGTCTGCACGCAAAGCGCAGCTTCTCGCGCAAGAGTACAAGAAAGCTGGCGGCGGGTATTCGGGCAGTAAGACGGCTAAGCAAAAGTCTTTGTCTAAGTGGACAAAAGAAGATTGGGGCACTAAATCCGGTAAGCCCAGCACCCAAGGCAGTAAGGCCACTGGGGAGCGTTACTTGCCCAAAAAGGCCAGAGAGTCTTTAACGGCAGCCGAGTATGCTGCAACGACCAAAGCCAAGCGCGAAGGCACTGCCGCTGGTAAACAGTTCGTAAAGCAACCCCCTAAGATTGCAAAGAAAACTGCGAGGTACAGATGAACAAGAAGGACCCACGGCTAGCCAGGGCAGGCGTCAGCGGTTTCAACAAACCCAAGCGCACCCCAGATCACCCGAAGAAATCCCACATTGTGGTAGCCAAGGAGGGCAGCCAAGTTAAGACGATCCGGTTTGGCCAGCAAGGGGTCACAGGGGACCGCCAGCCAAGCGCTCGCCAGCGCTCCTTCAAGGCTCGCCACGCAAAAAACATCGCTAAAGGGAAAATGAGCGCTGCATACTGGGCTGATAAGGTAAAGTGGTGACACCAAGAGTCAGGAGATAGTTATGCCAATGGTTGGTAAAAAAGAGTTCCCATACACCAAAGCCGGTATGAAGGCTGCGGAAATGGCTAAGAAGAAGATGGCCAAAAAGAAAATGGCCGCCAAAAAGAAAATGAAGTAATGGCTCCCATCAAGAAAAAGCCAATGCCCAAGAAGCCAGCACCGCCCGCTAACCGCATGTTCGCTGGTGGACCTGGTGGCTTGGTTAAACCCAAGAAACCCAAGCCCGAAAAACGCTACACAATTATGCCCGTGGACCCAAAGTACTTGACCCCAAAGAGAAAGAAGATGAAATAATGAAAAAGCCAACAAAAGGCTCATACACCAAAAATCCCAAGTACAAAATCATCATGCCAAATGGTGATATAAAAATCCTTAGGGGTGTAGGTAGAGGAGACGATGGGTCTATCATCTCGGAATACCAGTACTTTGAATTTCCAAAATCTGCTGGCAAAAAGGCTCTTGAGAAGAAGCAGCAAGAAAAGATGAAAAAGAGCAGCAGCAGTATGAAAAAGAGCAGCAGCAAGAAGAAGTAGTGGCAGTACCGGCAACGCAGAACCTAACCATCACACGTGGAGACACAGAGACAGTAAACGTCACAGTAACCACAGATGGCACAACGCCAGTAAACATCACTGGCCGTACCTACGCTGCCCAAATTCGATCCAATGCCGACGCCACAACAATCGCTGCATCCTTCACTTGCGCAATTGTTAGTGGTGCGTCTGGCACACTTCGCTGCACACTAGCTGCCGTAGATTCCGCCCTTCTTACTCCTGGTTATTACCAATGGGACCTGCAAGAAAACGCATCAGGTGTTATCTCAACCATTCTTGCTGGCACCGTAGAGGTTCGTGCTGACGTTACGAGGCTCTAATGGCTTCCACCGACGTCACTATTACAACGACTACGGCTGGCATTGATGTCACCCAAACAGACCAAACCTATACCGTTTCACGCGTCGAAGAGTCTGTTGGACTGGGTACTGGAACTGTCGTCACAATCGTCAGCACAGATCAAACTGGACCGCAAGGGCCAACCGGCGCGACGGGCTCGACAGGTGCTACGGGCCCTACTGGAGCAGCGGGTTCTACTGGGGCTACTGGTCCTACCGGCCCTACTGGCGCTACAGGTAGTGCTGGCCCCACTGGCCCTACTGGCGATACTGGTGCGTTGGGTCCGACGGGGCCGACAGGTAGCGTAGGAGCAACAGGGCCGACGGGTCCTACAGGTGCGACAGGAGGCACGGGTGCAACAGGAGCAACGGGTCCAACAGGTCCGACAGGCGCGACGGGCAGTGTGGGCGATGCAGGACCCACAGGACCGACAGGACCAACAGGTGCTACGGGCCCTACGGGTGCAACTGGCGGAGTTGGGCCAACTGGACCAACAGGGGCTACAGGATCGGCTGGTCCGACAGGCCCCACTGGAGCCACAGGAGATGCAGGTGCTACAGGACCAACTGGACCAACTGGTCCTACTGGAGCGACTGGTACACAGGGCCCAACGGGCCCGACTGGGGCGACTGGTCCAACTGGTCCAACAGGTCCGACCGGAGCAACCGGAGCAGATTCAACAGTTACGGGACCTACTGGTCCAACAGGCGCGACGGGAGCAACAGGCGCGACTGGACCTACAGGACCAACTGGACCTACTGGAGCAACTGGCGCGACGGGAGACATAGGTTCTACTGGTCCTACTGGCCCGACGGGTGCTACGGGTGCCCAGGGTCCAACGGGTCCTACGGGCGCTACTGGGCCAACGGGACCAACGGGACCCACGGGACCAACAGGGTCAACGGGGGCTGTGGGACCCA